TTGCAAACGGCACATCACTTAATGAAGCAAGAGCTAATGTTCTTGAGAAGTTAGGTGCAAAACCAATTGAAACAGTTACTCCTGTTGAACTAAATCACAAGGAAAACAGAGAGTATAAAATCTCTGCTGGTATCCAAGCTTTATGTGATGGTAACTGGGATAGACCAGGTGCTGGTTTCGCTAGAGAAGTATCTCAGGATATTGCTAAAAACAGTGTTACTGGTGGAAGCAGCAGATCATTGTTTATTCCTTACTCTGCACTAAACAGAGCTACATATGTAACTTCTGGAGCTACAACTGGTGGAAACATCGTTGCTACAGATTTAAGGGCTGATGACTTCATCGAGGCATTAAGAAACAACACAGTTATGGTTGGTCTTGGTGTTCAAGTTTTATCAGGTCTAGTTGGTGATGTTGCAATCCCAAGAAGGTCAGGTGTTGCATCTACTGGCTACTTAAGCTCTGAGACAACAGCTATTACACAGGCTGAGTCAACATTTGATCAGATTTCAATGACTCCTAAGACATTAGCAACAATGTCTAAGTTCTCTAGAAATATGCTCATACAGGCAACTCCTGGTATTGAAGAGTTAGTAAGAAGAGATCTTTCTGACGGCATCAATGTTGGTCTTGATCTTGGTATTCTTAATGGTTCTGGTTCATCAGGCCAGCCTACAGGTATTATGCAGACTTCTGGTATTGGTTCAGTTGCGATTGGTACTAATGGTGGTGCGATTACAGTAGACAAACTAGTTGATCTAGAAACTGCAATTATGGAAGATAATGCAGGTGTAAACGCAGATTCTATTTCTTATGTAACCAACGCTAAAGTGATGGGTGCTATTAAGAAACTTAAGACATCTGGTGGTGAGTATCTTGTTAACAACAACCTACAGGCTTTAGGTAGAGGTGCTACTCCAATCGCTGTTAACGGCTATCCACTAGCAATGACAAACCAAGTACCTAGCAACCTAACTAAGGGTTCTACATCAGGTTCTTGTTCTGCTGTTGTTATGGGTGACTTCTCTCAAGCAATCTTAGGATTATTTGGTGGTGGAGTAGAGATTACAGTTGGTGAGGACAGTGATGACTTTGCTAAGAACTTAACTTCTGTTAAGGCTGTAGTTGCATTTGATGTTGCTGTTCGTCATGCACAATCATTTGCTGCAATCTTAGACGTAACCACATAATTGGTTTACTATAGGGGGTATTACACCCCCTTTTTTTTTATGAAAGTAAAGTGTTTAGAAAACGTATGTGCTAGTGGATCTGCACTAGAAGCTGGAGAAACATACGACATAAGTGATCGTGATTTTGCCTTGTTAAGTTCTATGGGGAAAGTAATAGAAGCTCCTGTAGAAGTAGCAAAGCCTAAAAAAACAACAGCAAAGAAAAAGTAAATGGCACTAACTGAAGATGCTGACACCTTGAATGTATATTTAAGTGACTTTGGATTAAGTTGTCAGATAGGTAGTGGCACTGCATTTAAAGGTATTTTGGATGCGACAGCAGAAAATATAGCAAGTGGTTTAGCTACTAGTATTGAATATTTATTAACATCTAGAACATCTGATGTATCTTCTGCAACAAGAGGTACAACAATATCAGTAGATTCTGCTAACTATACTGTTAGAGAAAATTTAATAATAGATGATGGTAAATTTTCTACGTTGTTATTGAGTAAGGTCTAATGGCAGATACAAGACGAGAGCTAATATTAGCAAGAATGAAAACTAATCTAGATGCTATAACTAATGCAACTGTTTACAGGTCAAGAGTAGAGCCATTATCTAGATCAGAAACACCTGCAATCATTATTGAGCCAGTAGAAGATAATCCTACAGATACAAACTTTTTTGATAAGTTAGATTGGTCGATGAGGGTAAGAGTATCAACAATTGTTAGGGCTGCCGTACCAGATGACGATTCTGATACATATACGCAGCAAGTTCATCTAAGATTAATGGCAGATCCAACTATAAATTCGTATGCTCTGGATTTAACGCCAGATCGTACTGATTTTAGTTTGGTTGAGGCTGATATACCTCTTGGTATAATTAGTCAAGATTTTATTGTGCGTTATCGTACAAGTAGATCTGATTTAACTGCTGCATGATTTCATGGCTAAACTAAATACAGAAGTGCCTAATCCTGGTGAGGGTGGAACATATATGTTCGATCCAGAAACAGGAAAGAGTACACTAGTTCCAGAAACCGATTCCTCCTCTGACAATGGCTCTAACAAGAACGACAAAACTACTAGCAAAGATTGAATCATCTTATGGGAGTAATCCATCTCCTGTAGCTGGTTCTAATGCTATTCAAGTTACTGATATAGAAGTAACACCAATCGAATCCGATAACGTACAAGCACCTACCTTTCAAGGATTTTTAGGTAACAGTACACAAGGCACATTACTTGCTAACAAACGTGTAGCAGTATCATTTGGTGCTGAGTTGTCAGGATCAGGTGCAGCAGGTACTGCAAGTGCGCTATCACCTTTGCTAAAAAGTTGTGGACTTTCTGAGACTATAGCTAGCTCAACTAGTGTTACTTATGCTCCTGTTAGTTCATCGTTTTCTAGTTGTACAATTCTTTGTTTTTATGGTGCAACAAGGCACGTTATAACAGGATGCAGAGGAACGGCTACTATTTCTATGACAGCAGGTCAGTTTGCTCAGATTAACTTTGAATTTACTGGTATTTATAATGCTCCAGATAGTACAGCAATGTCAGGTACATTTACAGTTGCTAACCAATCAGCAGCGTTAGAAGTAAATGACACAAACATTACAACTGCAACATTTCATGGAGCTACATCACAAAGAATAGAATCTTTTGATTTAGCTCTTAACAATGAGGTGTTGTATAAAGAAACAGCATCTAGTCAAGAAGTATTGATTACTAATCGTGCGCCTGGTGGTACTGCTGTTATAGAAGAGCCTGTTAGAGCTACAACAGATTACTTTGCTAAAGCTGTTGCTACTGCCACAGGTAATACTTCTATCGTTCTTGGTGCTACTGCTGGTAACATTGTTACTGTTAATGTGCCACAGACAGACATAACAGGAGTTACAAGAGGAGACACTGGTGGGGTCAATAGCTTGAGTTTACCCTACTTGGCATTACCTACAACAGCAGGTAATAATGAGCTAAGTATTGTAATGACTTAATTTATGGCATTAGTCTTTAAAAAAATTGCTGAATACGATTGGCAAGTTACTGTAGAGACACCTGATAAAGGTAAATTTAAACAAGAGACATTTACGGCTAAATTTAAAAATATTGGTCGTAAAGCTTTTGCAAAACTTGTTGAGGAACAAGATGATGAGGACTTTGTAAAAAGTGTACTTGTAGGATGGTCTGGTATTAAAGATGACGAAGGTAACGATGTACCATATAACGATGAAAACTTTGAGGCGTTAACTGACAATCATTTTATTGTAAAAGGTATCATTGAAGCTTTTGGTGAAAGCATGAGAGGAGCTTCTGAAAAAAACTAAGAGAGGTTGCGAAGTATTGGGTACAGGGTGAAGTTATAGATGAAACTGTTGAAGCATTAAAAGCATTTGGTGCTACAGAAGAACAAATCGCAGCCGAGAAAAAAAACAAAAGAACATCTGATTGTATTGTTTGGGAAGATAATAGAGAGATTGTTAATATGTTTTGGAAGTTATCTACGCAGTGGTATGTCAGTATGGCTGGATTAACTGGCATAAACTATAAATCTTTGGAATACTTGTGTAAAATATATACAGTTAAAGATTCTGTTGCTATGTTTGAAGGAATACAAGTAATGGAATACGAAGCATTGAAACTAATGCAGAAGGATAAAAAATAATGGCAAATAAAGAAACAAAACTAAAATTTAAAGTTGGTATTGAAGGTGTAGATAAACTGCGTGGATTAACATCTAGTTTGAAAAAGTTAAATGATAATTCTTTACTATCTACAAGTTCTAGTAAAAAATTGTTAGTCAGTTTACAAAAACAAAAAAAGGCAGCTACACAAACTATTAGTGGTACAAGGTCATTATCTAATTCATATAGACAACTAGCTAATTCTGTAAAGATAGGAAGTAGAGAGTTTAAGATTGCTACAGCAAGAGCAGAACAGTTAGAAAGAAAACTTAGAAAGTTAAATACTACATCTAGAAAAGGTCGTAGTCTAAAAGGGATGGCACAGACAGCAGGTGCAATAGCAGGTGCGGGTGTTTTTGGTGGAGCAGAAGGTGCAATTGGTGCTGGTATTGGTGGTATTGTTGGTGGCGCACCTGGTGCATTAGTTGGTGGCGCTATTGGCGCACAGGTAGGACAGTTTACAGGAGCATTAGCAGAAGTAGCACAATATGATGCTGCCTTAGAAAAGCAAAGAAAGGCATTACGACTAGTTATAGGTGATACTGATCAGTACAACAAAGCACAGGCATTTTTAGCAAAAACATCAAAAGATTTAGCAATACCACAAGACGTTATTGTAAGACAATTTACATCTCTCACTGCTTCTGTTAAGGGTGCTGGTTTATCTGTAGATGATGCAAAAGAATCATTCTTGGCAATTGCTTCTGGTATTAGAGGTACTGGTGGTTCGCTAGAGGATATGAAGTCTGCAATGCGAGCAACATCACAGGTGTTCTCAAAAGGTAAGGTATCAGCCGAAGAATTGAGACAACAACTTGGTGAACGCTTGCCAGGAGCTTTCACATTGTTTGCAGAATCAATGGGTAAGACACCTGCTGAATTAGATAAGGCATTAGAGCAAGGAAAAGTAACACTAGAAGATTTCTTAGGATTTAGTCAAAAATTATTTGATGAGTATGGAGAGAATGCAAAAATTCTTGCACAAGCACCAGAATCAGCAGGGGATAGATTACAAACAGAAATTAGTAATCTGAAAGATAATTTAGGTGATTTGTTAAGACCTATAGGTGCAGAGTTCCAAGCAGTGTTTGGTGAGATTGTAGGAATAATAAACAGTGCTATAACAGCCTTTAAACAATTTATGGGTATAGGTTTAGAAAATGCTATAGCAAAAGCAGAATCTGCTGTTGCAAAGGCACAGAAAAACTTTGATAGAGTTAGTGGTTTAGATGATAGTCCTAGAAATAGAAATCTAAAAGCACAGGCACTTAATCAACTTGCAATTGCACAAGGACAACTTAATGACCTTAAGGCAGAGCAAAATAGATTAGACGAGGAAAGTATTAAAAACGAGGATGAAAAACTAAAAAAAAGTATGTCTACATTTGATAGCTTGAAGGCTGGTATGCAATCTTATGTACAAAGTATAAGTGATATGAATAAACAAATACAAGATGCAACAATAAAGGCATTTAAGGGAATGGAAGATGCACTTGTAAATTTTGTTATGACAGGTAAATTAAATTTTGCTGATCTTACAAGATCTATACTTGCAGATATTACAAGGATAATTATTAGACAATCTATAATTACACCTTTGTTAGGAGTGTTTGGTATTACAGCAAATGCAAAAGGTAATGTATATGATCAAGGTTTGAAAAAGTTTGCAAAAGGGGGCATAGTTACGCAGCCTACATTATTTAAATATGGATCTGGGGGTAGTGGTAATTTTGGACTTATGGGTGAGGCTGGTGCGGAGGCTATTCTGCCACTTAAACGTGGCCGTTCTGGCAATCTAGGGGTTGAGGCTTCTGGTGGAGCTACTAATATAGTTGTAAATGTAGATGCTTCTGGTTCTTCTGTAGAAGGTGATGAAGCTGATGGCAAGGCACTTGGTATGGCATTATCAGCAGCAATTGAATCAGAACTTATCAAACAAAAACGACCTGGAGGTTTACTTGCATAATGGCTACCTTTCCAAGCATTGAAGCATCATTTGGTTTTACAAAGAAGTCACGACCAAATACTCGTATTGTTAAATTTGCAGATGGGTATGAGCATAGAATATTATTTGGTTTAGCTAGTCATCAAAATCCAGAAGAATTTGATCTTACATGGCAAAACATAACAGAAACACAATCAGATGTTATAGAAGCATTTTTGCGTACAGAGGCTAATAACAGTACAAGTTTTACTTACAGTCCACCATCAGAAGGTTTCACAAAAACAGGTACTTACTCACAGACAGCGACAACAGTAACTATTACTATCACAGATCATGGTGTTGCAGTAAACGATGTTCTTACGATTGACTACACATCAGGTTCTGCTGTTGATGGTACTTTTGTTGTTAAGTCTGTTACTGACAGAAATATATTTACAGTAAACGCTGCTGCCAGTGCATCTAATAGTGGCAATGTTTCTATTACATTACCTGCTGCAAGAAAGTATGTTTGTGATCAATGGAGTAAACAAGTTAACTTTGCTAACAGAGCAACAATAAATGCAACATTTAGAGAGGTGTTTGAACCATGAGCAGTTCTGCTATTGTTAGTAATTTACAAAAGATAAATCCGTCATCAATAATAGAACTTTTTACTCTTACATTAGATAGCACATTACATGGTGCATCTACTGTATATAGATTTCATGCTGGATCTACGTTAAATAACAATGGTGAGATAGTTTGGGCTGGTAACACATATCAAAGATTTCCTATAAAAGCAGAAGGTTTCGCTTTTCAAAAAGGTCAGCTACCAAGACCTACACTCACTGTGAGTAACGCATTAGGAACTATCACAGCAATATTGTTAAATGTAAACAGCACAACATCAGGTAATGATCTTACAGGTGCAACAGTTACAAGAATTAGAACACTTGCTAGATTTATTGATGCTGTCAACTTTCCAGAAAATGTAAATCCATATGGTACGCCAGATGCTACAGCAGAGTTTCCACAAGAAATATACAAGATAGATAGAAAATCAGCAGAAAATAGAGAGTTTGTACAGTTTGAGTTAGCTGCCGTATTTGATCTTGCTGGTATTCGTGCGCCAAAAAGACAATGTACTAGAGCAGAGTTTCCTTCTATTGGTACGATACAAACATGAATTGGAAAGAAGCTGCACTTAATCATGCAATACAAGAAGATCCAAAAGAATGTGTTGGTCTTTTGTTAAATATTCGTGGTAAAGAAAGATATTATCCCTGTCGTAATTTATCAATGACAGCACATCAATGTTTTATTCTTGATCCAGAAGATTATGTAAAAGCATCTAATTTAGGAGAGGTAACTGCTGTTGTTCATAGTCATCCGACAACACCACCAGTAGCAAGCCAGGCAGATATGATTGCCTGTGAACATAGTAAGTTGCCCTGGCATATTGTTAATCCTAAAACACAAAAATGGGGATATTATGAGCCACAAGGTTACGAAGCACCATTACTTGGTAGGCAATGGGTATGGGGCGTTACAGATTGTTGGTCGTTAGTAAGAGATTATTACAAAAAAGAAAAAGGTATAAATCTTGTTGACTATGAAAGACCTATAACACCAGAAGAATTTATGAAAAAACCATTATTTGAACAATACGCACAGACAACAGGATTTAGAGAACTAGAGCCAAATGAAAAACTACAAAGCGGTGATGTTTTATTAATGAGCATATTAGATTCAACGCTAAATCATGTAGCTATTTTTTTAGGAGATGAGGTATTACATCATTTAACCGATAGACTATCTTGTAGAGAACCATACTCACAATGGTTATTAAAATGCACTGGCAAGAGGTATCGTTATGCTGCGTAAAATAAAGCTATATGGTGAACTTGCAGAGTTTGTAGGTCATAAAGAATTTGAAGTGCAGGTTGATAGTTTACAGAAAGCTGTAAGTTTTCTTGTTAATAATTTTGCAAGTATAGAAAAATATATGAACCCTAGATATTACCAGGTAAAGGTTGGTGACTATGCTGTTGATGAAACTGAAATATTACATCCTATAGGACAGGAAGATATACATTTTGTACCTGTAATAACTGGTGCAGGTCGTGGCTTTGGAAAAATATTGTTAGGTGCTGCCTTAATAGGTGTTGCTTTTCTAATGCCTGTTGCATCTGGTGGTCTAAGTTTAGGTGCTGGTATAAAAGCAGGTTCATTAGCAAAAGTTGGTTTTATGACAAAGATGGTTGCTGGTGTTGGTGCTAGTTTAGTTTTATCTGGTGTATCAGATATGTTGTTTCCGTTGCCAGATGTACCAGCATTTGAGGACACTCAAGATCCAAGGCTATCATTTAGTTTTGGAGGAACGCAGCAGACAGGCAGGGCTGGAACTCCAGTGCCTTTGGTATTTGGAGAAATCTTTACTGGCTCAGTGGTAATCAGTGGTTCTATAGATACGGAGCAGGTACAGGCATGATTGAAAAAAAACACCTTATTAGAGGTGCAAAAGGTAATGATCCACCCCCATCACCACCGCAACCGACTAGAGAACCTGATACTTTACATAGTAGGCAGTTTGCTACGTTTCTTGATCTTGTATCTGAGGGAGAAATAGAAGGTTTTGCAACAGCATCAAAAGAAGGTAGAACAAAAGGTACAACAGCATATAATAATGCTGCGTTAAAAGATGTTTTTTTAAACGACACACCTGTACTTAGAGCTAGTGCAGATTCTACAAATCCACAAACTGTAGATTTTAATTATCAAGATGTAAAGTTTACACCTCGTTTTGGTACAGGTAGTCAAACAAAAATACCTGGTATCGAGAGCAGTGTATCAACAACAAGTGTTGGTGTTGATGTAACAGCTAGTACACCTATTACTAGACAGATTACAAATACAAATGTTGATGCAGTAAAAGTATCTATTACATTTCCACAATTACAGAAAGCTACAAATGAGGGTGATTTATTAGGTAGTACTGTGCAGCTAAAAATATCCGTACAGTATAACTCTGGTGGTTTTTCTGATCTTATCACTGACACTATTAGAGGTAGAAGTGGAGATCAATATCAAAAAGATTATCGTGTAAATATAACTGGAGCATTTCCTGTTGATATCAGAGTGAGCAGAGTAACCGCAGATAGCACTGATACTAACCTAAGAGACAGTTTTCAGTGGACTAGTTTTGGGGAGATAATTGATGATGCATCTACATATTTAAATAGTGCATATAGCTCAATAAGGCTAGATTCTATGCAATTTAGTGCAATACCAAGACGTAAATTTAGAATTAGGGGCATAAAGGTGCGAATACCAGGTGCAGGTGCATCAAGTTCTGGTACACCAAGTATCGATAGCACTAATGGCAGAATAGTATATCCAGATGGCTACATCTTTAACGGAGTAATGGGTGCTGCTGTATGGACTTCTTGTCCAGCAATGATATTATTAGATCTTTTAACTAATACAAGATATGGTTTTGGTGATCATATAACAGACAGTTCTTTAGATTTATTTAGTTTTGTAGCTGCTAGTAAGTTTGCTAATACTCTTGTTGATGATGGTTTCGGTGGACAAGAACCTAGATTTAGTTGCAATGTCAATATACAAAGTCCACAAGAAGCATTTGACCTAATTAATTCTTTGTCAGGTGTAATGAGATGTATGCCAATATGGTCTGCTGGAACAATAACTATTACACAAGATAAACCTGCTGATGCTAGTTATTTGTTTAATTTGGCAAACGTAACAGAAGAAGGTTTTAATTATTCTGGCAGTAGTTTAAAAACTAGGCACAGTGTTGTATCTGTTGCTTATTTTAATATGGATAGTCAAGAGATCGACTATGAGGTTGTAGAAGATACTACTGCAATATCTAAAATAGGTACAGTTGTAAAACAGATAAAAGCATTTGCTTGTACATCAAGAGGACAGGCAAGAAGATTAGGCAAGGCAGTATTATTCGCAGAACAAAATGAATCAGAAGTAGTAGCTTTTTCTACATCTATAGATTCTGGTGCAGTTGTAAGACCAGGTGCGATTATAGAAATAAATGATCCTGTGAGAGCAGGTGTTAGAAGAGGTGGCAGGTTATCTGCTGTAGCTTCTACAACTGTAGTTACTGTTGATGATACAGAGGCTACAGATTTTGCAGTTGATAGCAATGGTAATCCTGTTGGTGATGCAACATTATCTTTAATTTTGCCAGATGGAACCGCAGAAAGTAGAACAATATCTTCTGTATCTAATGGCGTTATAACTGTTGATACTGCATTTTCACAAACACCTAATGTTAATACTGTTTGGATGATATCTAATGTTACTGTGCAATCACAATTATTTAGAGTAATAACAGTAGAAGAACAAGATGGTATTAATTATTCAATAACTGCACTTTCTTATGTAGAAGGTAAATATGCGTTTATAGAAGATGGTGAGGCATTACCAGCAAGAAACGTTTCTAAATTAAATGAACTAACAGCACCACCTGATTCATTAAATGCAGTAGAAAAAATATTTCCTATAAATAATCAGGCTGTATCAAAGATTATTATTAGCTGGCAACCTATTGTTGGTGTTGTGCAGTATCAAGTTAATTACAGATACGAAGATGAGAACTTTATAAGCGAAAAGGTATCAAGACCTGATTTTGAAATAATGAATAGTAGAAAAGGAACTTATACGATCCAAGTATTTTCATATAATGTTTTAGATCAATTATCAGCAACTTCTACTAATTTAACTTTTGAAGCAGTTGGTAAGACAGCATTACCGCAAGATGTTACAGGTTTATTAGTCGAACCAGTTTCAGATCAATTTATACGACTACGTTTTGATAAAGCTACAGATATTGATGTTACGCATGGTGGAAACGTAGTTGTTCGCCATAGTAACCTTACAGATGGAACAGGAACATTTACTAATTCTGTT